GGAGACTCTGGAGAATGGAAGGATGAAAGAAGGGCTGGTTCAGGAACCAGTCAAGAACGTCGCTAGAGCCCTTGCTTCGATTACATGATTGACACGCAGCCACGAGGTTAGAAGCATCGTTGCAGCCTCCATTAACCTTGGCTTTGACGTGATCAAGCGTGAGAGATTCAGAAGAACCACAGTAAACGCAACGGTGGTTGTAGTGAGCCTTGATTGACTCTCGCCACTGTCGCTTCGCTTCAGAGCTGGTCATGGCTTGGAGATCCTGGAGAAGATGGTCCGGGGTCAAACTTGGCATGAGTGGATTCAGCGTTTCTTCTTGACTGGTTTCCGAACTGCATTATTGCCATGCCCGTTGCGTGCACGGTTCTTGGCCGGAGACTCGAGGACCATGCGACCATCAGTCGTGTGCGAGAGGTCCTTGCCTCCCTTTCCAGCAATGCCACGCTTTTTGCGCTCTGCCCATCGCTCCTCTGAGGCTGCCTTCACGGCTGGCTTCTTGTTGAGTTTGCGTTGGTAGGCTGCTTTCTTGGCCGCGGCCTTGGGATTCTGGGCGTAATACTTGGCGGATTTACTTTCGGCCATGAAACTCCTCGATGATGGATCTAAGCTCCTTGAGCTCGTCTCGCAGTTTGTCCTCCAGTCGGGTATCCCGCTCGGCGTTGATCTGCAGTGAGTCTTTGAGGGCGGTGGTGGTGGCCTGAAGGCTGGACACCTGGATAAGGAGCCCAACCGAAGTTACAGCAAGCCACCCCATCACGGCCGCAATCGCGGCGAGGACGGCGCCCCTGATCTGTTCGTTCACTGGGTAAGGGCCTCTACGAACTCTTGGTCGGCCTCAGTCAAACCTTCCATGAGCGAATGGAGGGGGCTTCCCTTGGTGGCGACCCCGGTGATGTTGTTTTTGGCCAGCCAATCGATGGCGGCCTTAAGGTCTGCAGTGGTGCATTCGCCCTTTTGACGGACGCGGGACGCAAGCTCGGAGGTTACGAGCCCATGGAGCTCATTGAGAGCCCGTTCGGTGGCCTTGGCCATGGTTCAAATTACATCGAGGGTCTTGCGGTAGTACCGCTCACGGTCTTTCAGACCATTTTGGCCGCCATTTACGGCCAGGGTGACGTGCTTGACGTCCAATCCCTCATCCACAAAGGGAATCAGGCGACCAACCTGTGCCCACCACCAGGCTGCCGAGGTAACAGGGTACGTCTTGGCGACGTAAGGGCAGCCCAATTCCAAGACCTTGGGGTCGCGGATGGCTTGTGAGAACAGGTTGTAGTTGTATCGGCCGGTGAGTTGAAGGTATCCGGCCCCCTTGAATTTCACTCCATCTCCAGGCAGAGCATTGCCTAGGTCTTCACGTCCTTCGTAGGCTGCTCCGGAGGCCAATTCCTCGAACCACCGACCTCCGCCACTCTCGTGGGAGATCTGGGCCAAGAAATGACGCACGTTGGGCCTAGAAGTGATGCCAAACCGTGCCATGCCGGTGTTGAGCTCCGACAACTCGGCCTTGGAGATTTGATCCGGGCGACATCCCCACACATGAGCAAGTGTTGCAGCCGAAATCGGCAGCGGCGACTCGGGAGTGACGGTCCTGGGGGCCGTAGCAAGCTCGTAGGTGGTGTAAAAGCCCGGACCGATGGACGGGCTGGCCCATCGGGGAAGGAAGTTCTTCCAGCTGTACCGGACGGACTTGCCTCCGGAGCCGATCGTTTCGTACCCCCCGTTGATGTTGTCCAACTCCCCATAGGGGTCATGGAAAATGCCGTGGGTTTCGGTGGCTCCGATCAAGAGGACCCAGTGGCCCCCTCCACGGGGAGCCGTGACGGGCCCGTGGTGCAGGAAGCCCACACCTACCGGACCCAGCTTCAAGGCCCCTAGGAGGTCCTCCACGGTGCCGTTGGTGAAGCTGCGGAGTTTGACCCCGTATTCCAGGGCGGCCTTCTCGTGGGGCACAGGCTCGGTGGTGTCTCCGTATTTCAGCACCGACTTCAGGTAGCTGTCGTCGGCATTGTAGCCCTTGAGTGCCTCAGGCTTCAGGAACTTGATGGCCATGGCGTTGGTACTGGAGCGGCACATCCGCTGGCCATGGCCTGTGGCTGAATCGATCTGGCTGTAGTATTGAGGAACCTTCCAGAGGATGTCAGTCATTAGCGGCCGTCACCTCGGAGGACCTTCTTAATCTCCTCAATCTGATCGTCTTCTTTGCGGGACGACCTGAGGTAGCCGGTAATGGCCTGGAAGATGGAGTTGGCCTTGATCTTGGGATTGTTGGCCAGGTACTCTGAGGCAATGAAAAAGGAAAACCAAGCAGCGGAAATGAGGTGCTCAGTGGAGACAACAAGACCGGCGATTTTGACAGCAAGAAAGGAGGTAAGCATAATAAATTGCCAAGGAAAAAGGATGCAAGTCTGTGGTGATTACTATTATTACTGTGTATTAGGCAGTGGCAGGAGCGTCTGCATTGATAACGCTGCCGGAGTTAAGCATACAGTTTCGCAGATAGGAAACGGTGCCAGCTATTGAATAATTGCCAGCACTGTTGGATGACAAAATTGCCCCGTTGTGAAGTACAGCAACATCTGAAGTGCCTTCTATCCCTCGACCCGTATTTGCTACTGCTTGGTATGAACTGGTTGATACTCTCGAGCAACCAGAAGTAAGAAAACCTGCAAGTGTGTTTTGGCGAGACTCCAACGCGGATGCGATAACTTGAGAGCTGGCAAGAAAATAAAAACCGTTTCCTCCATTTAAAAAAGCAAGGCAATTAGAAATAGTTATATCTTCACATACGGAAAAGAATGCGCCATGGCTTTTGCTTTGCAAAAAAGTACATCCAGATACCGAAACTCGGCTGCAGTTGGATAGTTCAATTCCACAGGCAGTTGCACTAGCCGTCACAAACCCATTAAAAATGCTGTTAGAAACAACAAAATAAGATGTGTTAGTAGCTCTTATTGCTGAAAGATTTGTGTTGGGAGACGAGCAGTGAAGCACTCGAACATTAGCGCAAGTTTGAAAATAAAAGGCGTGGCCTCCAACGTGATCCGGAATTACATTTTCTAAATGAATAAAATTTGTGTTAATAAAATGGTATCCGTGCTGGGAAGATTGAATGCTAGTAATGTTAGTTCCGTCGTGTGACCCGTCTCTAACAAAAATTCCTTCTCCGTTTTCAATTCTTACAGCAGGATAATTATAGTTTGTGCCAGAAAGTCCTACCCTGCTGACACCAAACCCATCAATGTAAATGTAGGCAAAATGTTTTTGTGTGTAGATGCCGTAGCCTTTGTGTGCGTTTAGTAATACATCGCTAATTACGGCATTTATGAGCAGATTTGACCCGGCGTTGTCTTCGTAAAAGCCAAACAAATTTTCTCCTCGTATGTTAGAAACTCTAATGTTGGTAAGAGCGTGGTTGGCTGTGTCTATCATTATGACAGCAGCAGACAGGGGAGATCCGGCGTAAAGTCTGAAGTTCTCTAAGGTAAAGAAACTAGCTTTTACCTTAAGCATGTTGTTGGCTCCAGTCGCCACCCTGATGGTTGGCATTCCCAAACCATGAAGGGTAGTGCCGGACTGTGTGACCAGCAACTGTCCACTAATTAAATATTCTACCGATGGTTTTGGCACCACTACTGTGCCACCAACGTTTAGAGCTGCTTGAAATGCTGCCGTGTCATCCGTAACCCCGTCTCCCACCGCGCCAAAGTCCTTAACGCTAACAGAATCTTGCAACTTGCTAGTTATGGTCCTACCGACCGCTCCAGTACCAGACTGAGTAAAGGTAACCTGAGTGTTGGCAACAGCGAGGGCAGTGTTTGCCGTGTTGGTTGCTGCAGTAATCTGCGCTTGCAGCCCAGCAGTAGATTGATTGGCAGCGTCGTACTGGGTTTCCTGACTGTAGTACAGGTTTTGAAGAAAGTTACTGTTGAGTCCAGCAACCGACAAGGGACCGCCAGGTTGAATCACTGCAGCAAGTGTATCTGCAGGAGTTTCTCGGACAATCTTGACTTCGGTACCATTGGATGGAGGGGAAGCAAGCCTCAGCACATTGGTGCTAAAAAACGTAAAGGCTGTGGTTTGCACACCATTAAGGAAGGCCTTAATGTGAGTAGTTGCAATGTACGGAAAGGTGAACGCGAAGTCCACCTGAGTTCCGTTTCCAGTTGTAATCGCTGGAGCGTAGGGGTTAATTGCCATCGTTAAGAGCGTCGATTGCTTGCTGGGTCTGGGTGGCTGCGTTCACTTCGCCGCGGCCTTGTTGAGCACGGCGCAAACGCACAAGATCGGTGCGTGCCCTCCATTTGTCGGAGTTGTTGAGCATTACGGCCCTGGCCTCAGCCTTGATCTGGTTGATGGTCAGGGTGATCTGTTCGTGATGATCAGAATCCTCAGCAATCTGCGAGGAGGTGCGTGACTTCCATCCTGTCAGGGCTTGCTGGTAAGTAGGGCTGTTAAAGAGATCATTTAGCCGCTCGGCCAGTTTGACCTCGTGGAGCGCCTTTGCAAAGTCGGCTCGCTCGTCCTTGGCGATTTCCTCCCCCTGGTCGTACTTGGTGGTGAGGAGGCTGGAATCCCACCCAGCATCGGTCAGGTTGGAAGCCACAGACTGCGCCAAGGCTTCTGGAGACCCCTTGGGAAACTCTGCGTCGTAGATTCTGAATGGAGAGAGGGCATTGTACCAGCCCCCTGCAAGCGACGTGAAGGGCTTTCCGGTGAATGGATCGATCTTGGTCGGCTCGTTCAGGGCAAATCCTGGAGCGGCAGCAGCCAGGACTTTCTGAAGCTCACCATCGATCTCTCGCATGTAGGGATTCAGGATGTTGGCCATGGCCCGACGGGCACCAGCCATTGGTAGGAAATTGTTGGCTGTCGATATGAGTCCCTTGGCAACCGGATCTGGTGTGGTGTAGGTCTTGGGGTCCAGGAAACCTGCAACGACCGTGAGGCCGCTGAGGTAGCTCTTGTCCACAATGGAAATCGACAAGGCAAACCCTACCTGAGAAGTAAACTGCTCCATCACGTCGATGTGGCCCATCCGTCCCAACATGGCGATGTCGCCCATGACGGCCATTAGGTTGTTGATTGGCTCGATCGACTCGTAAGAGATCCACTTGCCTGCCACCTTGATGGAGCGGGGGCGGTGTTCCTGCAGCCAGAGCTCCCTGGCAGGGCCTGGAGGTGGTCCGTTGCCTGTGAGATTGCCGTTAAGAGCAGCCATGCCTCCTGCAGCCACGAACAAAGCTCCTGTGGCCTGTCGACCTTGCATGATGGCCTTGGCCACAGGGTCGAATCCTTCGTCTCCAGGCATGGAGTTCAGGACAGCCCGGGCACGGCTGCTCGCCAGGTTGAGGAGAGGGACGTGCTGGGCGCCATAGACGGCCAGGTTGTAAGGAGTCCGCACGAACGGCATAGCCAGACGCAGGATTGGAGCGGCACTTCTCAGCTGAGAAATGGCATTGATCACGCTTCCAGGGTTATCCTGAAAGGTGGAAGCGTCAGCCCAGTCGAGTAGATGCTCGTCCTTGATCTGGAAGTCGTCATGGAAACTGGCCTTGTACTTCTGGGCATAGATTTCACCAAACCGAGCATCAAGCTCCTTTGGTGATAGCCCTTTGTCGAAGGCTGCATACGCCGAATCCATGGAGATCTTCATGCGGCTGTTGATGATCTTGAAGAAATCATCCCCGGCCACCAGGGCACGGCTGCCCCAGCTGAAAAGCTTGTTGTCCTGGACCTTGTAGAGGGTGTCAATGATGCCTAGGGCCATCTGCTCAGCCGTGTTGCCGCTGTCCCTGGCTAGGATTCGAACGGCCTCAAGTTTGGCTAGAGCCTTGGTCTCCTCCATCATGAACTTGGTGTTCAGTTGCAGGGGCTCTCCTGTGGCAAAACTCCTCCGCATCACGGCAAAGGCGTCACTCATAGAGGTGGCAATGCCCTTGTAAGCTGAGACTGCGGCGTAGCGTGCTCTTGGATCCTTGATCCCCATAAGGCCAAGGCTGAGGGGTTTCTCGATGGAGGCGTAGGTGTTGCCGGCTAGGTTCCTCAGTTGAGAGATTGGGCCTGACAGAATGGAATTGTAAAGACCATTCATGGCATTTTGCCAGCCCACATCCATCATCACGTTGATGTGCTTAAGGGTGCCGGCGGGGTCTCCACCGTTGAGGACGAGAGCTCGCACTAAGGCAGTACGCTCGGCCAGCGCATCAGCATCTTGGCCAGCCCTGGAGAGTTTGTGGATCTTGGTGATCCACTCCTTCATCTTCTTGCTTTCAGCAGCCGCCTTTTCCATTGGACTCTGGCCACGAGGGCCCTTGACGGGCTTCCCATCGGCACCCAGAATCTCCTGAAACATCCTCAGGTTGTAGCCGCTGTCGTAGCCGCTGAGTTTGTGGAGCTCACTGAGGGTGACCAGCCGATCGGCAAGGCGATCCATCTGGTTCCCAGGGTTCCGTCCAGCAGCATACAGCTCGTCAAGGCTCTTTGACAGTTCGTAGATCTGATTCGTTGTGTCGGTGATGAACGTCTTGGTGGCAATGACACCCTTGGCACTCAGCAGTTCCTTGGTGACCCCTTCCTCAGTGACATTGCGGAGGGCTCCTTGAGAGCGCAGCAGGGCCACGATCTCCTCACCATCAGGGGTGTAGTCGTCTGCCACCTGGACAGCTTGCCTAAAGGCCTGAACGATGCGGGCCGAATGCTCAAGGTTTTCCGCTACGGACCGACCAGTCTGCTTGGCAATGTTCCGCAGATCCATATTGTCCACAAAGGACTTGAGGGTGGTCAGTGTGGCCTTGTTGACATCGGGTGCCGTGGACAGGATCTTGTAGAAGGCGTCGGTGAACACCGAAGGGCTCTTGCCCATGGTTGGGCTTGTGGCTCCTTTCAGGATGGCAGGATCGGCATCGGCTCGGCGAGCCACCTTGGGAACGGAGGTCTCGAGTCGGATCTGATCGGCTGCGGCTGCGTTGGGTGGGATCGAATCGTCAAAGGTAGCCAGCTCCTCGGCACGCATGTTGGTAGGATCATTCGAAAGATCCATCTCGAGCTGGGCCCGTTCCTCGGCTAGATCAGTCAGTTTCTGCTCCAGATCCTGAATGCGCTGTGATTCCGGATCGAGTTGCTTTGCAGGAGCATCCAGACCAATCTCGAGCTGTTTAGGATCGGGGGCGTCTGCTGCTGCTGCCTTGGTTGCATCTTCGACCTCAGCCTTGGCTGCTTCGTACTCAGGGCTCCAGTATGGGTCCCCTTCCTCCACTTCTTTGAGATTAGCCTTGGCTACCTCAAGTCTGCGCTCTGCGTTCTCAGTTGGGAGATTAGACAGCTCCCTTCTCAGTTCAGGCGTAAGCGGTGGGGACGGGGTTACGTCCCTGAGTGGCAACTCCAGCTGCTTGTTCTTGAGGCTGTCGAGCTCGGTCTCCAGCTCGATACGGCGGGCCTCCAGCTCACGGACTCGACCATTGGTGGCGACGGACCATTGCTTGTCGGATAGATCGGTCTTGGTTGCCTTGGCTGCCTGAGCCTCCTCGGCACCTTGGGCGACCCCACGGGCCATCGCTTCCTCAGGAGGCAATCCCTGCTTCAGAAAGCCCTGGGTGGCCTTGCGAGCAAGCAGGAGATAGCTGAGGCTGTCCGCGGCCTTGCCCACGACTCCTCCCGAAATGCCTGCCTTGAGTTTGGAGATGAAAGCATTGTCGGTCCGGTTGGAGGCCAGACCCAATGACCACAGCTCTTCGGTTTCTGGGGTGATAAAAGGAAGGTCTCGAACCAAGTTGGCAAAGTTAGGATCGCCGGCCTTGGTGAGTAGGAAGTCTGCAGCAGCACCGGCAGGGATGCCTGTGATGCCTGCTGTGGCTGTTCGCCTGATCAAGCTGGAGCCTGTGGGAGCGAGCTTGGCTGCTGCTCCTATTTGGGGAAGCCGTCGGGCCACCGAAAAGGTGGTGAGGGCAAGCGAGAGGATGTCGGCTCCCAGTTGACCAGCTGGCGTGCTGGGGCGATTCTCCGGGGCCATGGAGTTGAACCGGATATCTCGGTACTCCTTCTCTAGGGGATCCCAGGACTTGGGCAGTTCGGGAAGGGCCATGCCGGAGACCTTCTTGAGGGCCTTCTCGGCGGCGCTGTAGGCACTCAAACCACCCCAGATGGCCGTCTCTCCAATACCCTCGACGATCCCGGTTAGGCCGGCATCCACGGCCCGCCCGATCTCCTTGATGGGAGCTAAGACGCCCTCATTGCCGTCGTTTGCAGTGACCTTGCGGAAAAGCTCCACAGGACCGGGAATGAGCGGCTTAAATCCTGGTCCCGTGTCAGGGATAATCTTCCTGGGCTTCGGGACATTAGGATCAACAGGCCTGTCTTTGGCCTTGATTATTTTACGCCCGTTGGGGTCCATGCCCTTGGCGAGATTGTCCGCAGCCTTCCTGCGTTTCTCTTCCTCGCGCTGGCGCTGGCGCTCCTTTTCGGCGGCGGCGTTGGCGTCGGTTATCTCGGTAATAGTGGGCAGACTAGGATCGCGTGCGGGTGCCATAAGGAAGAGTGCGAAATTAAAGAAACCGAAAACCCCGCCAGACGCATCCAGCGGGGTGTGTGATCGGAGGGTGAGGACGGTAAACCGTCTACATCACCGGAGAAGTGGCAGTAAGAGCTCCTTGAGGACCTCAGGGCGCCGGTAGGGAATGGTCTGCTTAGAGCCGCGGGGAGCGGGCTCGAGAGGGTCGATGGAGGCGATCCCACCAGGAGACGTGCTGCCTGTGGAGCCTTGCCGTCCAAGGATGGTGCCCACCTGGACGGAATCACCCACCTTGACGTGAACCGCATCAAGGTGAGCGTTGATGAGCTGGAAGGTTTGTCCGGTTTTGGGATCCTTGTGCTCGGTGATGACATAGATCCCATAGCTAGTTTTACCATCTGGCTGGCGTCCGATGTCGGTCACCTTGCCAGGAGCAATGGCTGGGAATTGCTTGTCGTTAAAGTACACATCAACTCCACCCTTCTGGTAAGAATCGCCTCGTCCCTTGGTTTCCCAGTTGACTACAGCTATATTCTCTTTGCGGAAGTTTCCAGTAAGGCCCACAGCGCTACCACCACGGACTTGGTAGGCGGCTCGCATCCTTCTCAGGTAGGGCCTTGCGTCGAAGTTCAGCTTGCCAGCCTCCCACTCGTTGTTGAAATCAGCCACTGCTTTTTCCAGATTGCCTCCACCTTTGAGGTAGGCAGTAAGCTCTGGCCTCTTCCAACCTCCCCAGATCAGCTCAGAGGCCATGCGGTCTTGAAGCTCGGGAGTGAAGAGTTCGGTGCCGGTGAGGCCCATCTTCTGCTTCAGGAGGTCCAAGGTGCGACCCTTACCCAGCTGAAGTTGATACTTACCAACGTGGTGGGCCTTGGTTCCTTGGATCTGATCGATGGTCATGCTGGTCAGGCCGGGGATGCCTTGGCGCATGTCGTCAGCCGTGCCGCTATTGGCAGCCTCGTACTCACGGGCTCCACCTTCTACCCTGCCAAGGCTTTGCAAAAGCTCGGCCGTTTCGGGAGCAACGCCACCTGAAGGCGTCGGGGTGGCTTGAAAGAGCAGCTCTTTCCGCTTGATCTGCCAGTTGGCTCTGACCCGCTCAAGATTAGTGGATCGGGGATTGTCCAGGATGGCCATCTGTAGGCCTTGGGCCAGGTCAGCCAAACTACGAGGTTCACCGGTCTGGGCTCGGATAAACTCGGTTTGAGTGGTGCCGGTGAGCTTGATGGCATCCTGCTGGTCTCCCGGAAAGGCGCCGGTTTTCTTGTAGGTTTCAATCCCTGTCTCCAGAGTGCGGGGGGCAATCACTTGGTCCCTTGGCTTGACTCCCATCCCTCGAAGGTCGGCCGGTGCAATCTGAGACCAATCGATTAGGGCTGTAGCACCAGCTCGGGTCTGATTGACGCTGAGTGTTCTGTCCACGAGAGATTTCATGAACTCAACGGGGCGTCCTGGTTTGTCGGAACGCGTGGGATTTACAAGGAACCGTTTGTCTCCGGTCTTTGGATCTAAAGCCTTTTTGAGGATCCGTTCGGTAACGGCATTCACATCTTCGTTAGTCAGGGATCCCTTTTGAGCTGCAACTCTAAGAACTGCGTCGATGATTTCAGCACCAAGCTGGTCAGCGCGGGTAATTACCTCACCAGATGCTAGGTCGGTTGGTTTGAATGCATTACCACTTAGTTGGGCTTGGATGGCACCCAAGGCGGCCTTATTGATCTGAGCCTTGAAAGGCTTGACCATAGGACCAGCCACGTCCTCAGGGAACTTGAGGCGATTTAGGATTTCTGGACGGAACTCCCCATCGGCAATGTGCCTCTCGACCTGGGCCTTGGAGTAGCGACCAGGATGGGCGTTGAAATCGGCGACGAAGTTATCCTCGACGGTTTGATCGACCCGTCGTTTGGGTTTCTGGTTGTGGAGAATAAGTGCCGCCTCAGCCCCCTCCAGGCCGGCCTTGGACATCTCCCCAAGCGTTTGCTGTGCGATGGTCCAGAGCCTCTGCACCTCATTTGGTGGCTTACCAATGATGTCCACCTCGTACGCTTGAACCACATTTTCAACGGTAGCAAGTTGGGCTGCTTTCCTCTCGTCAGCGTCTATCTTGTTGAGTGATTTTAGTTTGTTTCTGGCAGCGTCGAACACGTCGGGATAAAAAGTCCCCAGAGTCCCGAGTGACATGCTCCCATCTTGAGCCCGTGGAGCTTGTTCAAGTAGATTGATAGCGTTGCCTTTCCGTCGCCGAATGGCGTCTTCCAGCATCCAGTCCAGGGTCTTTTTGTCGGCTTCTGAACGTGGGATACCTTCAGCAGCAGCCCACTCTGCACCACCAAACTGAAAGATGTATGTGAGATTTTTGGGATCATCCAGGTTGCTGTTGGCAAGCGCACCGCCCAATCGAGCTGTGACACCCACGACAGCTGCATCCTTCTGAACGGCAGCAATCCTCTTGGCACCGGCAGAGAAGACTCTTGCCTTGATGTCCATGATCTTGGGAGTGACGTGCTCAGCCAAGAGTAAGGGATTGATTCCGTCGAGACCGCTGGCTCCAATGAACCCCTGAAGGATCACAGACCATGCGGCGTTCAATTCTGCCATAGATTGTGCTTCAGAGGGTGCAATCATCCTGACGCTGCCATCGGCGGCTACGATCGGGATGTTTTTGATGGTGGAGCTCATTGCCTGCTCAAAGAGCATTTCGGCGTTGGCAGTTGCTTTCAAAGCAGTGCCCTCAGCCCGTCCATACTGGCGCCAGCCACTCACTACAGGATCATTGGCTCGAATCTCGACGGCCACGTCAGGTCGTGTGCTTTCGAGATTGTTGAGGGCAGTCTGCTCCTCAATGGCCGCGCTGCGAAGTTGGGTGGTGTTCTCCCGGTAGGTTTGGAGGGCCTCAGGCTTGGGCTGCATTTCCCCGTTGAGGATGTCAGCGATGCCGAGCTTGCGATCGTTGTCGTTCTTATTTTGCTGGTTTTCGGTCAGCAGGCCTATAGCTGTGCTGGAAAGTTTACCTAAAGCCTCTAGGCCATTGTCGACCGGCTTAAGGTTGAATTGACGCACCCTATCAAGTGCGTCTAACTCAGACAGGCCACGTTGAAGGACTGCTTGGGAGTTGTCAGCAGCCTGGACTGGAGCAAAGCCGCGGGAACTTGTTCCCTCAAGACCTACCCGTCGAACTCCTGGTTGGTATGAAGAAGCCATGGGTTAGGATGCTCCTGGTGTAGGTGGAGGTGAAGGTGTCTTTTTAGGAAGGCTGTTGGCCTGCGAGTAGGTGCTGTATCCCGACAAAGCTGCCCCTCCAATCTCTGCAATCAGCCCCAGAGAGCTTGGCGTCCTGGCCTTGACCCTGGTTGGTTTACTGGGTGCAGGACCACGACTCGAAGCCACTTGGGCGTTGGCACTGGTTGCCTGATCGAAGATGGAGTCGATCGATTGGTAGTAATCGTCTCGAGCGTATCCAAGGTTCAATCCTAGTGTGGCCAGGTCTCGCCCGTATTCTCGGTCGGGGTCCATGGCTAGTATTCCAATGCTGCGGCCAGACTTGCCGCTGGCTTGGATGTTGGCAGCATCCTGCATGGCCTTGAGTCGCAAGTTATCTGCCTCAAGTGCAGCCTTCTTGTACTCATTTTGGATCTTGATCTGTGCCGACATGTACGCCTTAGACGCGGCCTCTTGATTCAGTTTCTCTTGGCGATTGGCGGCGGCATCTTGCTGAGCCCATGCTTGGGCCTGCAGCTCGTACTGCCTTTGCTGAGAATCGTTTAGAGCCTTGGCTTCATTTCGGGCTTGATCCGCGGCCTGGGTATACTTAGCAATGGAGCCGACGGCTTGTGTAGCAAAGGAGGCTACACCTAGGGCAATAGGAATTACGGCTGGTGCACACATTGAACAAAGGGGAGGAACAACTGGAGTGGGGACGTAGGGGTTTCGACCTCAAACCCCAGGAGCCTGAGAAGTTTGATGTGCGGATAGTTGTGACGATAGACCTGATGGGCAAGAACTGGGTAGATGGTGAGCTGCTCCTCCACCCATTCCCTGGCCTGCTTCACGAAGGCGATCGGCTCCGTCTTGGCTGCGTCTGTACTGAGCATCCAGGGGGCCCCAAGGGTATCCGACACGGGAACCACACCTGCGATGGCCGCAATGCGATCGTGCTTGTCGTAGATTGCCTTGGGGTTTGCTGAGGACTGGATGCCTGTCCAGATTGCCTCAAAGGGTCGCACTTGGCTCACCTCCAACTCTTCTTGGTCTGAAGTGCTGAGGTGGAAGAACAGGGCATGGGCGTCGACCAGATCGGCCGGGAGGATGGTGTAGCTCATAGGGCCTTTTGACCAAAGGTATCGTAGGTGCCTTCCCACAGAATGCTATCGATGGTCACCGGAAAGAGGTAGGGAGCCACGATCTTGATTTCAGTAGCATCACCCTTGGCAAATACAGGAACAGTGTTGGTGCGGTTCCTTACAATGGGGATGGTATCAGGAATGTAGCTTCCTGCCACCTTCTGCTCGAGTGTGGCAATGAATTGATCACGACCTTGGCTCTTGACCTCTACTTGGAAAGATCCAGAGTTGAAGCTAGAGAAAGTCAGACGGTGGATGATCGGGATGTTGCGTGTGTCCCGTTTCTCGTCCCGTCCCTTGATGAAGAAGGCCGGCAGCGTGGCCTCGGCCCGAATCCTAGTGCCGATGGCGTAGGTGCTGGTGCTGACGTTTCCAGGGATCCTCAGGTGCCATTTACGTCCCACTGGGTTGGATGGCGTATTGATTAGTGTGCCGGTAAAGGTCACCCCGGGTTGGGCCGTACTGGTCGTGACACATTCCCATGTCTGGCCTTGGTAGTCTGCCAGATGGTCGGCAATGCCCACTTCGGTGGTATTGTTAGCGGAATTGTAAAAGACGGCTGGATTGTAATTGTAAATGTCCAGACGAACGTCTACCTGTTCTCCTTGGAAGAATAGAGGGCTGTTAGAGTTGTTGTTGTCTATGGTGATGCTAGCCAAACTCACGGTTGATGGGTTGGTCTTGGATCGTAGCACGAGGGTAAGGACGTTGCCAGAGAATGACTGGTGTTCGATCAGCCCCGGAAGTGTCCAACGGAACCAAGCTGCCTGCTTCCTTTCTCCGCCCACGTCGTAGAACTTGAAGCAGAATAACTGACCTTCAGCCTGCTTGCTTCTAAGTGTGACCATGGAGGCTGTGGTTGAGGCCTGCATGTCCTGAATGTCAGGAGGCAAATATCTAGGGATTACCCTAGTAAGTTCTGCGACCCTGGTGCGGCTCTGACCTTCAGCTGTGAATTGAGCCTCGAATATGGAGGTGGCTCGAGCACTCTGACTTGCAAATACGATGCTTGGACCGATGTCAATCGGAGCCAGATTAGAGAGCATGTCATAGGAGCCCACCTCAACCATCTCAGCAGTCTGGACGCTGAAGGCTTCGGTGTTGGTTTCCAGGCTGTATTGGCCATTGTCGGAAAAGCAGAGAAGACCCCGCTGATAAGGAAGCATACGTCGGAATCTCAGCGGCCGTGTGGAACCTGCAGAGATGTCAACCGGATCAGATGCCAGGATGGTGGCAACCGTGGTCTGGAAGAAGTTAAAGTAGTTCCCGGCCACGCCGGCTATGATGTTGTCCTGGCTCGAAAGAACCAGCCTGTTCTTGTAGAAGGAGATCCCATCAATGGGATTGTCTTTGAAACTGGGCCAGCTGTTGGTGACAAGGTCTCCTACCTGTCGATCCACCCAATACAGTTTGGCAAATGGATCGACGGTGGTGGTGGCGGTGGCAACCGCAGTGATGGTGAATGTGTCGCCAAACTCATTGGAAACGACGTTGGTGGCCGTAAACCCGTAGCCAGCTCGGCTAGGTTCGACGGTCAGGATGTTGCCGGAAGTGTCGGTGGAGACCGCCCTGAGGCGAAGGTTGGAGCCAGTGCCCCCCTTGGCCCAAAAGGTCTGGCCTACCAGGTATCGTCCACGGGTGGAGCTCAGGACGGTGGCCGTGGTTACTGTGCCTGTGGTTGACACACTGGACAGGGTGGCCAGGGCCTCAGAAAGACCAAGACGACGCACGGTGAAAGTGTTGTTGGCCTCACGAATGAGGGCATGGGGAAGGGTGTCAATGTTGAAGCCGTTGTTGACTCCAGGGCCGATTGTCTCTTCCCACACGCCAACGCCTGAGGTGGCTCCGTTGTCGGTCTTGAATGTCACCCAATAGTCGTCTCCATCAGATCCTTCGCTGCTGAGAACGCGGATCCTGGAATTGTTGATGAACTGCCTGGGTAGATCTGCTGGGCTGGATACCTTGCCCTTGGCAATGGAGATGGCCGAACCGCCTTGTCCTCCGGAGGTGGTGGCATCAAATTGAGCCCCATCGTTCCGACGCACATACAAGTAAGGACCGATTACCGTGGCTGTAAGAATACCACCTGCGTTGATTACGGCTGCCAGTCCTTCGGTTACGTCCCGGATGCTTAGGCGATCTGTGGTTACGTTGGTAGAGTTGTAAGTGTAAAGGGTCGAGGGCAGAAGGGTGAACTCGTAGCGGCTGTTGTAGCCAACTGCGTTGATGCTGACAATCGCATAAGGAGTGTCCGTAGGGCTAGACAGACTTCCCTGAGTGACGTTTACCTTCTTGTTTAGGAGAAGGGTGTAGTCGCCCACGGTGAGCAGTTCGAGCTCATCGTCATTGGTATGGGCAAGATAAGCCTGTGCCCCGGCTCCGATTGCATTGACGGTTTGGGATTCACCGCTCTGGGCGTCCCACACCTTGAGCATCGAAGCTCCGGCAGTGCGTCCAATCTGGACCAGGTACTTCTCCTCGTCGTCTCGGTCAATCTTGCCCCAACGCGATGAGGTGCTGAGAGCACCACTCAGTTGAGAGATGTGCTTTATCCCAGGCCGCTTGGACAGTCCAAAGGAAGGATCAGGCAAGAAGTTGTCACAGGTGACAAAGGTGCCTTCGAGCTTCAGGGAATCGGGCTGCTGGGAGACTCCCCCAATCAGGTTGTCGATCTTCTGAGAAACGGCGGGCATAATTACCTGGCAATGATGGAGAGCGCAGTCTGGGTTGGAGCCATGAAATACCGACCCTTGTCCCCTTGAACCAGGACATTGTGTCGACCAGTGGTACAGTCGTAGGAGAGGCAAGCGGCCCGCAGGAGTGTCTCATCCTGGGAATTGAACAAGACCATCTTGTCGGATCCTAGGGTGCGCCCAGCAAAGACCCTGGCAGCACGCTGAACGATGTAGTTCTGGAAAACAGAAGGGATGTCCTCGAACAGGTAGTCCCACACCACATCGAGGCTGATGGAAGTGCCGGCACCCCAGTCAAAGCTGTGGGCAAGGTTGTCGTAGAGCTTGCCGTTCTTTTGGACGGCTCGCACCCGGAACTGGTTGTCTTCCTGGTTGACGGACATATTCAAGATCCCAGGAGGGATGGCAATGTCTCCGTTGCTGTCAGACAGTAGGGTGTAGCCCTTTTCAGAGTTGAAGTTCCATCCTTCCCCAAGCACCTCTTCTCTCACATTGTCAAGGATGAGGGTGGCGGTGGCAATCTCAGGGTTGGCCTGATCAAGTCCAGTGATTGGGGCCTGACCAATAGCGGTCAGCATCGTGTTGACTGCTTGCAGCTGAGTGGTCATGGTGGGAAAGGAGAGCGCCGTTCTGGGCGCAGAAAGGAAAAAGGCCCAGGCTTTAATAAGCCCAGGCCATATTAAACGAAATCAGGCTACGTTCTGGAACTCGCCGGCCACGGAGACGCGGACGGGACCAGCACCCAGAGCCAGACGGCCAACGATGACATCACCTTGATAGATGACCTTGGTGTCGGCACCCGTGGTCTGGATGGAGGGACCAATGCCCTCGAGCACAGCAGCAGCGTCCCGATGGTAGATCAGGCCGCAGCTGTTGGTGAAGCTGGCAGCGGTGCCGTAGGTGTTACGAGCACCATAGGTGCCAGAACCACCCGCGGTGTCCGTCTCAATGGCCGCGCCGGAAGCGGAGCCATAACGACCCAGGAAGGGCACGTTGTTGGAACGACGGATGTTGATGCCAGCAATGCTGTAGAGGCCTTCGCCGCTGTTCAGATCCCCTTGGCTGCCACCATAATCCCGGTTGAGGATGTTGGTGTCGACCTGAGAAATCAGGGCGTAGTATTGACGGGGCGACAGCACAGCAAAGCGACCGTCCTTGGGAGCGGCCACTTCGTCCAGACGGGCAGCGGCTTCGAAGAAACCGTCAACCAGAGCCTGGGCGTTGTATTCCTGGTTGGCACCGATGTTGATGCGGAAGCCACCAGGTTCGCCGGTCACAGGAGCCGAAAGGCCAGCAGCACGGGACAGGGTGCGACCGATACGACGGTCGTAGAACTCAGCCAGCGATTGGCCGATCTGACGGGCGATGGGGCCGCGGACATCATAGTGCGAGATCACTTCGTCCAGGGAGTACACGAAGGCACTGGCAACCAGAAGGTCGTCCAGTTCGATCGTGGTTTCGGCGGACGGAGGATCACCCGAACCGAGGATTGCAGTACCGGGAGTATGGTATGCAGCCGTGATGCGACCAGTGTGAATGAACTGGTGAGAGCGGCCGTTGCTGATCTGCTTGTTGAGGACGGTGTCCTTGAAGATCGTGGCGTTGCGGAAGGCCTCGTACACCTCGCCACTGAAAAGTTTCAGGAACAGGGCGCGTTGGTCGCCGGCCTTGTTAGAGCGGCCGGGTTGCGTTACGGTGAAAGTCACAGAATTAAAGTCGAAGGGGTGTGAACCGATCGACTGAGCTCAGTCAAATATGAAGCGCAAAAAGTCAACGGGTATGGATTATCCTCCGCAGAGGGTCCAACCGAACGTTCGGCTGTTAATGGGAGCCACCCAATAGTCTCCCCCTGGACTTGAACCAGGGACCCAAGGCTCTACCAACTGAGCTAGGGAGACAGTGACCCCTCTGTTTGAGCTTCCATGGAGAGGCTTGAGGGGTGTTTGATCAAAGGAGCTCGCCTGAAGCGGCAAGCCGATCTTCCACATCAAGGCGGAAGGCCGGGTCCTGCTGGTAGCGAGGATTGGACAGGTCGCGCCTCAGCTCTGCCTCAGACCGGTAGGGTTTGATCCCTGTTGCCTTGGCTCTGCCTCCTGACACTGGCTCCCCATCAAAGCCCACGGCCGCCTTGTAGCGGTTGGTGAGGGCCTCCACAGCAAACCGTGTAGCGGCCTTGTTGCCTGAGGTAATGACCTGGTCGTAGGCGGCTCGATCCTCAGGCGAAAGGTTATCCGCTGCCCAAGCCAGGGCCTGGTTGTAGGCCTCTTGTCCACCCACAGAAGTGACGATCTCCTGGGCCTCTGCGTCGGAGATGGGAGCAGGAACCTCAGTCTGAGACTGCAGCTTCTGCCATGCTTTGATCAGGTCGGCACTGGGCAGGGCCTCGAGTTTAGCCACGGTGGCCTCGTCGAGCTTGCCCTCGTTCTTGTAGAACTCCTCAGAGGCCTCCTTGAGGGCCGTCTCGGCCTCCGATTCCTCCTCTACAGGGGCTTCATCAGAAGCCTCCTCAGAGGCATCTTCTAGGCCATCCTCAGAGGGCTCACCCTTCTTGCTTTGCTCGGCCTTGTAGGCGAGCTCCTTTTGCATCAGGGCGTAAACCTCGGCGGCCGACTTCCCTTGGTATTTCTCGGGTAGCTGACCAACCTCTTGCTCTTGGGCCTCACGAGCACGGGCGAAGAGATCCTCCTCCTGCTTTGCTTGGGCTTCTGCGAGGCGTTCGCCGACCTCAAGAGCTGTTTGCTCCCGGACCAGTCGTTGGGCCTCGTCGATTTCGTCGTGAATGACGCTCATGAATTAGGGGTGCTGGGGGGTTCGGATACGACAAGCTTTAGGTGGTTGAAGCCAGGAGTCCGGATAAGGGACTTCGCCCCAATGAGGGGGCGAGCTACCTTATTCTTCACCGTTGGTTTGCCCACCGTGGGGCGGGTTGTGGAACGGATCGAAAGCTCGATGGTTTGATTGGTGGGAAGAGGTGTAAGCTCAACCGGGTCCTCCGGGGAGGCCAGGGGTTGGAGCTCCAGCGGGGGCGGAGTTTTGGGTGGAGAGGTTGCTGAGCGCCTCGGGCGCGTCGGGGTTGGCACGGGGATCCATCATAGGGGCTTTGACCAGCTGACCGGCCTGATCGACCAGGGACTGCTGGATCTGAACGGCTTGGGCTTCTTTCTGGGAAGCGTCTTGTTGTTCTTGAGTGTAGAGCAGGCCGACAGGATCAATGCCGTCTGAGGTGAACAGGCGCTTGATGAACTCGTCGACGTTGACCTTCTTGGCAAAGACGTCAGGACCAAGGGCCTGTTGGATGGTGGTGGCCACACGAAGCAGGGCCTCTCGATCCTGGCCGCGGCCGATGCCGTCAAGGCCTGCCACCACGGTAGGCAGAACGAGACCCTTGGGCAACTTGGGAAGCTGGCCCTTGCGTTGGAGCACCGACAGTCGGCGCTTCAGGAAGGGGACGGCCACCTCGGTGGTGAGCGTGCCCATGATGCCTGATAGCTGCTCCATGACCTCCTGCTGGACCGCACGGACCTCCTCGGCCGTGGTGCGTTCCGACTGACGTACAGACAGGATCAGGAAGGCTTCAGACAGTGACTTGATCAGGGACTGAGCCATCTGATAGGCAGTGGCCATGTCGGCCTGCTTTCCAGTAAGCACAGGAACCAAGTCCTCAGGGCGCCCCACCAAGATGTCACCATTCTCGGCTTGAGCAAACTCCGCCGGTTTAGTGATGGCTCCAGGGCTCAGAAGGTAGATGATCTTGGCAGCCACGGCCGAGCCTTCCACCAGGGACTGAGTCAGACCCTCGAGGCTCTGGAGGTCACCAATGAACTCCTCCAGGCGGCCACGTCCGTAGTTCTCACCATCGACGATGTTGAAGCGAATCGGGATCCAAGCAGGAGCATCCACAGGGCATTGCCCGTCGGACTTCTCTAGCTTGACTCCATCAATTTCTTGGTACCATACCCATTGCCCATCTTTAACCTTGGCCCATGTATAGACCAAGACCTCACCCTCTTCAAGAGTGACTTCAGAAACCGACGAGGGGCCAGTGGAATCATTCTGGACTCCATTGACTTTCTTCTCATCGATTTGAAAGCGGGCAGGCAGTGTGCTTCGATCGACGCCTTCAACGGTGACAATCTCGACAGGGCGGCTATTGCCATCCCGAACGCAGACGTACCGATCGAGTGGGTAGAACTTGAGGCCATCCTTGCTATCAAACAACAGGCCATTGCCGGTGGCCACACCATGGCGAATGCCTTGGGTTAGGATTACCCGATCCAAGCCACCAGTGATGCTTTGATTGACGATGCGTTCCATCTTGGCCAGACTGGCGTCGACCTCGGAACGGATCTTGGCATTGAGTTGAGGGTTGGCGACGAACTCACCATCGGAGACTTGTAGCTTGAAGAATGACGTGTTCACAGGGAACAGCGCCATCATGATCTTTGAGGTAATGACGTTGCATCCTCGGGCTCCCATGGACTGCCAAGGAGTGGGCAGCTTGTTTCCCGGACTGTGCCCAGAGGGAGGAAGCAGATACGGCAGGGATAGGGACGTGGCCTTGCGAGCAGCATCAAGCGGCTCGGTCCGGTCGGTTGTCAGAAACTCATAGCGGGCTGCAGCGGTGCGACTCTTCACGGCTTACTCCCAGCGAGAGGAATGAGCAGGCGGGACGGACCACGGGCTGCCTGTTTTGGTGCGGTGCGCTGCTCTTCCGTTCTGCGAATGATTCCTGCACCGGTCGGTGAGGCAGCCATCCACGAAGGAAGCACCGGGGCTGGCGGTGCTGGAGCAGGCTCTGGAATGGCAGCCTTGGCTGTGGCTCTGGCGGCCTCAGCGTTTGCTGCAGGAGTTGGAGGAGGTGGAGTTGGTCGTGAAGAACTACGAAATAGGCACATAGTCTATGGCGCAATGGAAAGACGGGCCTTTTCTCTCTTAACCCGTTGGCTTTCCAAACCAAACGGACTATCCAAGACTGGGGCTTCTGCAAATCTATTGGAGGATGTAACTGACTCAATCGTACCCAATCCCCCAGGAAGAGTCATGCTCTGCTGGATCATGTTGCCAGTGTCTGGAGCCTGAGTCAGTCCCAGATCGGGAGGAGTAGGTTCCGGCGGCGGCGGCGGTGGTGGAGGAGGTGATGGAGATGATCTACGTCTCGAACCGCTGGACAAACACATGGGAAAGGTAGCAAAGTATCAGGTCAGATCCTGGTCAAGGTTGAAGTTATCGCGGGCCTCTTTTAGGCGACGGCAGATGTCAACCTGACCAGCTCGAAATGCAAACTCCTTCTCAGTCAAGGTGATCGAAGGGTAGGAGTCAGGAAAGGCTTCGATAAGCTGATCGACAAGGATGCGCAGCGGGTCAGCCATAGGAGGGAAGATCGACGTTGGATGCTTCAAAGAAAGCTGGCATGCGTGCCGATCGAGTTGCGCTCAGCTCAGGGGCCTTGCCGCGTTCGTAGAGGTTGTCGGAGGCTTGCTGCCAGAAGGTGCCGGACAGCTGGCCATTGCCCGGGAGCTTGGTGAAGACCCAGTCTACGGTTGCCCGCCGCAGAGAATTGAGGCTTGGTGAGGGCTTGAGGCCAAGCTCTGAAGCCACCATGTGGTGGACTGCAACGTGGACTTGCTCGTCTCGGCTGATGTCGGCAGCGACTGTTCGGATCCCAACGTCCCCGGCGAACCTGAGGAAGGGCAGGAGGACGAAGAAGACGGAGCGTTCAAGGATGGCAGCCTTAAGGATGGGGTGGTCGGGGTGATCAATCCAGGCGTCGCGGATATTGAAGCCCGTGACCTCGTCCTTGGCGTGGGTGCCGTGGGCGTCGACCACGAACTGCAGGGCTTGATCGTGGCGCTCTTCGTCGGCCATGTTGGACTTCAGGGCCTCCACCACACCATCAGTGGATGGAAGGTCCCGGGCGAGTCCAGCCTCGAGAAGGTCACGGACAGGAAGCTCAAGATGCCGAAGAGCCAAGCAACGCTGAAGGGTCTCACGAGTGCCCTCTTTGACGAGCCCAGCGGAAACCTGGGTGGGGGCCCAGGTGCGCTTGCGGGTTAGGACGGAGACATAAGGACTAGGGGAGCTCATCAGATGACGGTGCGAGTGAGGTGATTTGGATCGGATTCATCCAAGGCATGGACTTCGGGGCCAAAGCCGGTGGCTAGCAGCTCATCCGATAACGGCAAAGCTGTTTGTGGCTCATGAGTTGATGGTTGGTGATCCACAACAGGGTCAAAGCTGCGAAGCCATTCCCTGATTGCATCGCCCGTTGGTGTTTTTGCTGGCCAGCTGATAAACCTCAGCATGGCCTTACGGTCAGTAAAGCACATGCTGGTGTTAGGTTTCCAGACAATGAAGCCCTCGCCATTCCACCGGTCAACCTGTCTTTCAATAAACAAGGCACCAGGAACTTGAAAGCGTTGGAATTTTATTCGCTGCACCCCCCATTGACTCCACTGCAGAATCCAGCCACAACTTCTTCGTCGTCCTCTTCGATGGGATCGAACTTAAACCAGCTGGCATCATTTCCCAGGATCCCTAGGGCATCGTCCTTGGCCTGAGTGTCAGGGGCCACCTGGAGGGCGTAGTACAGGCTAGTCTGGGGACCATGCAGCCAATCAATCAGGAAAGACCGATCGTAGGTGACCTGGTCGCTCCAAGAGTTGAAGCTATAGCCGTGGAATAGGTTGTCGTTTTTGAAAAGGGTGACGATCAGGTCAGCCACATCGCTATAGTCCTGCCAGCCAACCTCGGCGGCAGTCTCGACATTCGGTGGATACTCGTAGGTCTGCACTCCAAAGGTGCCAGAATCCCGATCGATGCTGCGGCTGATGGGAGGAGCCAGTTCAGGGGTACAGGCATAGCCACGCAGGTCCACGCTGCGATACGAGCATGAGGCCGTAGGGGCGATGGCAAAGGCACGCTTCAATCCAGCCGCTTTGGCAATATCGGTGGCCCGGTCGATGGCTTTCATAAGGCCGCGAGTGATGGCCAGCGCCTTGGAACTGGAATCAGGAACTTCCTCACCATGCGACCATGCGCGGGAAACCGCAGCCAGTTCGGCATAGGTGACGCCCTCTTGAGCAAGGAAGTTGGCCAGACCCAGAATGCCCAATCCAACCTGCTTGTCGTCGTCGGGGCCAAGGTAGACCCCTGCCTCGCCTACTCCAGTCTTTGGATGGAGTTCCACCAAGGAGGTCATGCCCTCAACGAAGGCCTCTTCCAAGGTGTCGAGAGTGCATTGGCCCAGGTTGACGTGCTGCAGAAGGCACGTTCCCCGATGGGGAAGGTAGACTTCCAGACAGACGTTGCCCCAGATCCGGTGCTGGTTCTCGTCGAAACGGATCTTGTTGAGCCACAGGTCACCGGAGGCAATCGCCTTGAGGACGGCCTGGATGAACTCGTCGGAGGAGTTGTTCAGGAAGTCCGCATCGACATCAAGGCACCGTTTGCACCAGGGCAGCTCACGACGATCGGCCGTGACAAACTCAAGGGCATCGGGGTGGTCGTAGTCCAGGTGAAGCGTGATGGCGCCATTCTTGAAGGTACCGCCACGTCGGAGGATCTCGTTGAGGCTGCTGTAGATCTTAGCAAAGGATACAGGGCCACTTGCGGTCAGGCCGCGGCCGTTGTCGGATCCCTTGGGACGGAGTCTACTGAGATGAATAGCGCAGCCGGCCCCATTGCGGAGGGCATAGGAAGCAAACCTCCACGAGGCCTCGATGCCATCAGGACCTTCCATTGTGTCCTCAACGACGAACACCGTGCACGACACTGGCAGCCGGCTCTCCGGGTTGTCGACCCAGGACTGCACACGACCAGTGCGGGAGATGAGCTTGGAGACGGACGGGGTCATGTGTTGTTTTCGGTGACGAGAGGACTGAGAAGTTTGTATTCACCGCACCAGTCGGATGACTTGACGGTCGGGAAATGGGAGTTCTGGAAATCCCCTTCAATGAACTTTGGAGGATACCGACGACAACTCACATCGTGCCAATCATGGTAGCGACAGGTGTGACAGGTAGGATGGCTCATGGGATCAGATCGGATAACTGGGGCTCGAAGTAGGATGGACCCTTCACCACCTTACCAGTGGCATCCTTGATTGGCAAGCCATCAATGTCCAGCTTGCTCATGTTAGACTCAAACACCCGGGTGAGCGCAAGGTCTAGGTTCCAACCCTTGGCCGCGGCAAATTGGTAGCACACGAAGACCAGGTCAGCTAGCTCCTTGAGAGTGTGGGCTTCGTCGGTCTCGGCATTGGCTTCGAGAAACTCGGCAAACTCCTCGTCGATCAGACCCAGCTGGAAGCCAGCGGTCTCAGGAGCAGGGGTCTTGACTCCAAAGGCATTCCTCCAACGGAGAGTCTCCTCAGTGTGACTCATGTCGGGGACGTTGTCGGTTCGGTTCACGCAGAATGCTCCAGTTCGTTTTGCAGGTAGTGGATGGCCTTCTTCAGATCATCTACTTTGCTGTCCTTGTAACCAGCTCGGCAGATGTACTTGATGGCATTGCCTAGGTGATAGTCAAGACCTTGATCTCGGATGAAGTCCCAAACTTCAATCTTCCCTCTTTTGTAGTGGCGTGGGCCGCGGCTCGAAGAGCTCACGGTAGGCTGGGTTGCGCTGGATGGCGCGAAGCTCTCGGTCTCGAAGTTGCCGTCCGAGCCAGTCGTTTCGAAACGAGCGTCGAGTGATGGCGAGGGAGACGGCCAGTCGTGTCGCGAGCAGCCCTGAATAACAGACCTGTAATAGTCTGCGGAACTTGAGCTCGATGAAGGTAGGGACATTGGGATCGTTGAATAGGATGATGATCAGGGCAGCAACGCCCCACCAAAAGATTAGGAGGGTGTCCATAGGATGGGGCGGTGTGCTTTCCAATCATACTCCCCCGGACGGAGGATGCGTGCAAGCTGGGCATTCTGCAAAGCGTCTGCTTCCGTGAGCCCAGCCTTGACGAAGGCATCCACGATGGCCTCCCACCAAAGCTCCCGGTGGGTCTTCTCCAGGAGAGCTTTTGCCTTGACCGCTCCGATGCCGGGGCAGCCCTTGTAGCCGTCCACAGCGTCTCCTGTGAGGATCTGCTGGAAGAAGAAGCGGTCGCATTCCTCCAGGGTGGGGGTAACCTCCTCGGTGCCGTTCCATTGTCGGCATTGGATCTGTCGAAGGTCCTTGTCTGCGGAGATGAGGACGACGTTCAGATCGGTCTGATGGCAGCGCATACCAAGTAGGTCGTCAGCTTCGAGGCCCTCCACCAGTTGGGAAGGGTACTGCTCGAGAGCGAGTTTGACCAAGCGATGGAACCCCAAGGGCTTGCGCTTGAGGCGGTTGCCCTTGTATTCAGGATCGACCGTCTTGCGGAAGTTGTTCCGACCTGTGAAGAAGAGCTCGATGGTGTCGCACTGAAAGTGCTTCTGCCAGAGCTCGATGGTCTCTTGAAAACGACGGCAAGCCTGCGGGAAGTTGGAGGCCACCATGTGCCAGTCACCATGCTCAACCTCGATCTCCGAGGATTGGCAGGCAATGTAGGCGGGGGTGTCCGCGTCAATGAGAAGGATGTCGGGTCTTTGAGTCATTTATGAGCGTTAGCAAGGAGGAATCTTAGCTGGCATTCCTTACAGAAGCAGTAGTCCTTTAGCCGGATAGGCTTTGATGATGGGGATGGCTTCATATCAGTGGCAATCTGCCCATGAGTTGCCGTGCTTGGCTTCAGCAGCCAGAGGCACGTTGAGTTTGAAGGATTCGCCGACTTCGACGATGGAGTTGGTGAGGATCCGCTCTACCGTCTCGACCTGATCAGGCTTGACGGCGTACTGGATCTCGTCGTGGATGAAGCCGAGGGGATAGACCTGAGGCGCGTCGCCCAGCATACCAGCGGCATCTAGGTTGGCCCAAGAGGTGACCACCCAGTTCTTGCAGACGATGGCTCCGGCAGACTGGAGCAGGTAGTTGAGAGCAGCGTGTTGCTTGCCCTGTAGGTAGAGGATCCGACCATCGAGAGCCTTGAGGGTGTCGTCCTTGGAGCGAGCCTTAACCGATTCCAACAAAGGACCAAGACCAGGGATGGCCTTCACAAAAGCAGACCGCACCTTTTTACCAAGAGCGGCAGCCTTGCGTCCCTTCAGGAGTGGATCAACTGTGCGGCCGAGCTTTTCATCTCCTGCCCCATAGAGGAAGGCGTAGGTGATCGTCTTCACCGCTTTGCGGGTGATTTCGACTCCCAGCTCCTGGGTTGTGGCGTCGGCATTGATCTGGTGGATGTCCCCGTTGACGACGATGTCGGCAAAACGGCCTGCATCAAAGAATGCCAGGTAGTGGCCAAGCATCCGCAGTTCAAGACCCGATGCGTCAGCACCAACCTCCACAAACCCATCACCAGGACCAAATAAAGCACGACAGCGGGGGTCGGACGAGACTTGACCCAGGTTCGGATTGCGGTGGGCATTGCGACCTGTGTTGGTAGCGAGACTGCAGCTGTGGTGGATACGTCCTTCACGAGTGACCTGTTTGAGCCAGGCGTTCTTGCCCTCGCTCAGCTGGCCGAGACCCTTCTGAAGTTCGAGCATCCGTGCAAAGGTCTTGGCCTCAGGCGTGTCAATGCCTAACAGCACGGTCTCGTCAATCTTCGGTTTGTTGGTCTCAGTGAACTCCTCAGGTTGCCAGTCTCTCCAGGTTTGGAAGACCCATGCGATGTGGTCACGGGAGGTTGGATTGAAGTCGATCAGCTTGGTGAATGGTGCTCCCTCCACATAGCCGGTGGTGGCGTTGTTTCGTTTGGGAGTCATCTGCTTGCCCGCCACATAAGGGAAGGCATTGCGCAACTCAGCAGCCAGCTGTTCTGACTCGCTTCTGAGTACGCTTTCGAGCTGCTCACCGGCCTTTACATCGAAGGGCCAGCCGTACCGTTCCTGGATGGCCATGATGCGGGCACAATCGTGCTCCATCTTAACCGATCGCTGGAAGGGTTCAGCCCGCTTGGACAGGCGATCCCACAGAAGGCTTGTGACTTCTACGTCGCGGACGCAATAGTCCTGCATCTCGTGGGACCAAGCAGACCAATCAGCATGGTCCTTGTAGTTGCCTTTGTGGTAGTCGAGACGCCATCCCCATGCTTCAAGGCTGTGCCGGCCGTAGAGTTTAGGCGGCATGTCCTTCTTGCGGACCTTGTAGTCCAATCCCAATATGTGAGGGAAGAACTGCCGACTGAGGATCAGGGTGTCACTGAGCTCAATACCCTCAGTATTAAACCAAGGATACAACTCATGAATGGCTTCGATGTCGTAGCTGATGATGTTGTGGCCAACCAGGAGGGAAGCCTCCGCCAGGACATTGATGCCCGTGACGAGGGACTCTCGGTCCCCTTGGTCATTGTATTGGGTGACCAATCCGGTGTCGAGGTCGCGGATCACGAGACAGTGGATTCGATCGAACCCCTGCCGCATGAATCCGTTGGTCTCGAGGTCGAAGGCGAGCCTCAAAATGGAGATTCCTCAGTTGTAGATTCAGGGAAGAAGCTCGAGACATCCTCGACCATCCGCCCTGTTGATGAATTGTAGCACACCTTTCCGGCTGGACCGGTGCGCCCGTTGTGACGGTTCTTTAGGACACGCACGAGGGTGCCGTTCTCTCCCTCTTCCAGGTCCCTCTCAAGGGCGACGACGATGTCGGATAGCTGGCCGATGGATCGGCTGCCACGGAGCTGGTTTAGGTGGGCACGGCCGCCACTCTCGTGGGACTTACCACCACCCTGCACGCCCGTAAGGTGGCTGATCAGAATCATGCCGCAGTTGGTCTCCTCCACGAAGTTGCGGAGGCGGGTCATGGTAAGGTCGATGAGTTTGCGCTCGTCTCCATCATCGTTGCCAGAGATCAGAATCGAAAGGTGATCGACGAAGAGCCAATGACACTCTTCAGCCATGACCATGAAGCGCAGCTCGTTCAAGAGCTCCACCGGATCCACAGTCCTGAAGTCAGCATTGAAGACCACTCGTCCAGATCCGACCGACTCGTTGAAAGCCTGTCGAAGGTCTTCGGAAGAGATGCCAGTGTTGTCGATGTGCAGAGGCCTATTGGCAGCAATCGATGTGAGCCTCAGGGCTGCCCGTTGAAGGGACTCCTCGAGGGCCACATAGCCAATCTTCTCACCCTGCTGGACTAGGGATTGAGCCGTCTCACCACAGAAGGTGGACTTACCAACGCCTGTGCCGGCCGTAAGAGTAACGAGCTCGCCCCTTCGGAGACCGCCGGTAAGCTCATTGAGCTGACTGTAAGGCCAAAGAGCATCCCGCCCACGAAGTGGGGCAGAAATGAGTGCAAAGAGTGATTCTCCGGAAACCACAGCTGCAGGCCGCCACGGTTTCTTGTTCCAGATTGCTTGACGGACATTTTCGGGAGCAGTAAGTAGGGCTTCGTTGGCGTCCTTGAGTGGCGCAGCGGTAGCAATAAACGTACGAGCACCGGGCAGCAGGGGGGCGCATTCTTGCGCTGCTGCTTGTCCTGCGTCGTCATTATCGAAGAAGAGGATGATCTCCTCAAAGTTGAGGAGGTACTTCAGGTTGGCCTGGATAGCCTTCTTGGCAGCCTTTACCCCCAGAGGGACTGACACCACTGGCCAGTTGGGCCGACACTGCCATACAGCCAGGGCATCCAGCTCGCCTTCGGTGATCACGATCGACTTGCCCCCTCCGAAGAGGTGCTGGCCGAACAGGGTCCCGGGAAGATCACCTGTGACTGGGTGAGTCTTGTCCTGATACTTAGACTTGTAGGCTACAAGTCGTCCGGTGTCGTCGTGGTACGGAAGAATGATACGTTTCTTGGTGGCATCGAGACGGACGCCAAACTTGCGGCAAGTCTCTGCAGTAAGGCCTCTTGACTTGAGGGCCGTAATCTCTCCAGGAAGATCGACTGCAGGAGCCTGTGCCGTTTTCCCGACTTCCCCGTTGGGTCCGGTGTGTCGGTTGCAGGTAAAGCAGTGCTCATGTCCGTCGGTGTAAAGGGAGTTGGCATCGGAGCTCCCACACCCAGGACATGGAATATGCTTGACAAACTCAGAGTCTTGTTCGGAGTGGTTCAAAGGAGCCATTCAGGAGGGATGGTCTTGTAGTGGCACCAGGGAAAGCCGTGCTTGTCGCACCACTCGGCGTGGGTCATTTTTGCCCGAGGGGCAGCGGGTGCCCCAGGGGTCTGCAGAATGAACCTGATGTCGAGGTCTGGGAAGGCCCGCTTGACGGCGAGCATCTTTGGTCGACAGTCATGCCCTTTTTGGATGAACTTCCCCTTGACCTCCAGAATCACCCCGCTGGGCAGGATGATGTCTGGAGTGTAGGTGTGTGTAAGGGTATAGGGCAACTTGAGGCTTTCGAACTGGGCGTCCGGTTGGACCTCCTCGATCGTAGCCCAGACTGCAGCCTCGAGCTTCGATCGGAAGGTCGGCATTGAATCAGAAGGGGATGTCGTCGTCGTCTTCAGGCGCGGCCACCGGACCGGAACCAAACAAGGAGGCGGCCTCCTCTTTGGATACCGGCTCGGGGGCTTCACCCTGGCTCACGAGCTTCACGATCTTGCCAGCTACGACACGCAGGCTGAGGCCACACTTAGAGCCAAAGACATAGGGCTTGAGCCGGATTGCCAGCTGCACCGTGGTGCCTTCGCGGACAGGGGTGCTGAGATCAAATGGCAGGTTGTCTGGACCTTCGACCCACAGGAAGTCAGGCTTCTTGGAGTCGTCCGGACCCGGATCAGGGTTGCCGTAACTGTACTTGATGCAGCCGTCCTCACCCCATGGTTGAGGTTCATGACCCACCCGTCCGGTGATCTTGCTGGCTCCCCACTTGAGGGCGCTGGCGTACTCAGCCTCGAAGGCTTCGAACTCCGCGTCGGAGAGGGTAAAGCCGATGCGGCAGTTGTTGAACTTACCAGAGGGCTTGAGGGAGATGAAGCCCTCGAGCTTGGTGGTGATGATGTGGAGGTCCTTGTTGCTCATGCTTCGGATTGCTGGAGGCGGATGGTGTTGAAGAAGGGTTCGAAGAACTCGGCCAGATCATCGATGGAATTAGGATCCCCGTCGATGGTCTCGTCGAAGTGCTTGGTGAAAATTGTGTCCAGGTACTCGGCCGTAGGAGTAACTCCAAAGGCCGCCTGTGCCACCGCATTGAGCGGGGTGAAAAATGTGGCAGAGAAGACGCTCACAGTTCAATCCCCAAGGCTTCAGCGGTGGCAGCCTGTTCGGCCTCAATGACCTCGATGGATTCTCCATCTTGGGCGCAGAGGAAGGCATCAGACAGAAGCAGAAGGCCGAGGAACGTCTCGGTGATCTCCTCGATGGAAACCTCGGACAGGTCCACTTCGTCGTCCACGATGTAGGTCTCGATCAGATATGCCAGGGAGTCTGGATCGATCGAGGTGTTGATTTTGCTGTTGATGTCGGAGGCCAGAGTGGCGATCTCCTCGTAGGTTGCCATGAGGCTTGTGACAGGAAGGGGTAGGGTCGAATGATCCAGTGGCCAAGGGCCTTGGGTGGGGCGGCTGGTCAGCCCCGGATGTCAGTTGTGAGGCAGTAGGTCGATGGCGGCTTGAGCCCTGGAATAGGCCTCGAGACTCATCAGCCTCCGCTCAAGATCATCATTAGCTTGCTCGAGTTCGATGACACGCTGCTCAAGAGCATTGATGGCCTCATTGTAGCGGGTAAGGAGCTCAGCAGCCAAGTTGAGATTGTTGGCCTGGGATTCCAGCTGAGTTGCCAGCTCAGCCAGCTTAGCAGAATCTTGGGATCTGGAGGACATCTTAGCAGAACAAGTAGGGGGAGTGTCGAATCTCAGCAGGGTCGAGGGTGTTGATCATGACATCAGGGTCCACAGGGACTCCGAGCTGATCGGCCCATCGGCCCAGCTGGTCTTCCTCGTACATCGTAGCAAAGACTTCCCGGATGTGCTCCATGGTCCAGCCAACATCGCAGCTCAGGGTGGAGATGCAGTCGTGGACAAGGGCAAGGGGGCGCTCCCACGCCTCGAAGGCTAGGTGAAACAGGGCGGCATCGAAGCTGTGAATGAGGTTCGGCACAGAGCCAATGGTGATCTTGCGGTTGTTAAGGGGGGCTGTGGTGGAGTCGAAGTCTGCCACAGTCACCCTGATGCGCCGGCCCAGCAGCTTGGTGTCGACCAGCTCGGTGGGGTAGACCCGTTTGTCTAGGATCACCGGAAAGCCGGATGGACTCGTAAAGGCCACAGGAAGGCCGGTGTCCTGTGAGACCTGGTTCACCATCGTCTGGATCCATTCCCGGGCCCTCATGGGGCCAGGGAGGACCTCTGGGATGGCCTTGCGGTAGACAGCATCGACCAGATCAGGGAGGGGGATCCCATGACCCTTGGGTAGGGCCTGCCGAAGGTAGTCCCGTGCGCTGGATTGGGTTAGCCCATAAGGCAAGCACATCACGACCCGCTTGGTGAGCTTGCGGGTAATTAGTGGGTGGAACTCCTCTAGCAGGTACTTCTTCGATGCTTCGGCCACGGTCTTGTAGGCGTCGGCTGGCTTGGGCGTTGGGGCCACGTTGACCAGCTCAGCAGCCCCGCGATCCCTGGTGAGGGCAGACAGGTGTTGGAGGCCGGAACAGGTGGCATCGAAGCCCACGAAGAGGTTGGACCATGTGCGGGTCTGATCGATGAAGCAGGCATTGAACTCGATGCAGGCAGCTAAGAACTGCCAAGGCTCGTCGGCCCCCTGCCATGTGGAGATGGTCTCCATCGGATGGTGGGCAATGCCTTGGATCAGGCCAAGGTTGGCGTCGACCCACTCCTGTCGGGCCTGCAGGGTGTCCTTGCCAAGTCCGAAGGTGGTTGCTACCTGGAACCCCAGCCACTCTCGATCGGCAGGGCCAGAATAGGCCGACACCAACAGGGAACGGGCAAAGTCGGTGCCTTGGGGATTGAGGTGATTGGCAAGAGGATAGACCCGACCACGGAAGTCAAAAGACCACGGGAAGAAGAATGACTCCTCGTCCCTGTACATCTTGGCAATGTGGACGGTTTCAGCAGTCTGGTAGTTGCGCTGAAGCAGGAGGCTGTTCTCCTCCTCGACCAAGACTCGACCCCTCTTGTAGGCCGTCTGTTCCTCTTCTGTGGCTTCTTCCCATGGATCTGGCTTGTGAGGGAGAGGAAGAGGGTCTGACTGCCGGAAGGATCCAATCGACACCCGAGCCTCCTGACACCTAAGGGCAACATCAAGGATTGACTGGTTGATTTGATATGACACCTTCTGGATGGTGTTCAGGAACCTGACTGGGATCTCAAGGGATGGAGACCCAGGATTGGTGACAAGTATAGCTGGATTAACTGGGATTGAAATGGGATTCTCCGTCTCATCCCATGCCTCCAGGGGGTCGCGGTTTCGCGTCATTCCTCTGGTAACTGGAAAGCTCCGAGAAACCTTGGCATGACTGACTCCTCGAATGAGCCACGAACGGGTCCCAGATCGCAGCTCGGAGGTCAGGTAGCCCCCGGGCGAAGCGGTCATATCGGGATCCCAGTCGTTGGGCTCACACAACATGGGCCAGCAGCAAGCTGAGACGGCTTCCGCGGCGTGCAGCATGGCCTCGATGGTCTTGGTGACCATGGGGTCAGGACGCAGCACAGTGAGCTTCTTGCGATTGTTGAGCTGGGTCTGATCGGAATGGAACCAGTTGGTGGCGGAACAGAGGCGATCGAGGAGCCATGCCCCGATCTTCACCTTGTGCCCTGCAGGCCACTTGAGGGCCTCGTGGGAGATGCGCCGCATGGTGGCACGGTACTTGGCCACCCGGTAACCGTAGCCCTTGGATTTGTGGATCTTGGTGCTGTTGTATGCGTCGGGCTGGGCTTGTGAGAATTGGCTCAGGAGGCACTCGTCGAAGACCCTGCTGCCGATGGTCGACACCACGCTGGCGAAGGGGACTCCATTGGAGCGCCCCTCACGCTTCTCGAAGACCAGGTCGATGGTGGTCTTGAGTGTGATCAAGGCGAGGGTCGATGAGCGGACGCCCTCAATCAGGGCCACATGGGCCGCAAACTCACCGGTCGATCCGGCCGCAATCTTGGAACGTTTCGACTCGATGGCCTGGATGGTGGCCCCCAATCCCTGATCGACAAGTTTCTGCCCGTAGATGGAACTGGAGGCGTACTGACGTGCTTCGGCCTTGGATGTGGCCAGGTAAAGGCGTTGGACGCCCTCCTGGTGGGCCTGAAGCTCTCGTTGGAATTGCCGTTGGATCTGGGCGGGAGTTGCCATTTAGGGCTTCAAAAGAAATGGACAGGCTTTTGGGTCTTGGATAACTTGTGCAGCCAATTTCCAGATTGGCATGATTTGGTGAGGAGGAACGGGTCGTAGGCCTACTGCGGCAAGGCCACGATCAAGACCGGCCTGAAGTTGGGATGTGGGCAGCTGACCATCCAAGGCAAAGCATAAGACTTTGGCTGCAATGTAGACCGCAATCTCTCCAGCTTGATCAGGGGGAATAGTTTGGGGCGGGATGTAATCGATCATTGCGCTTACACGAAAGGGAATGGCTGCCAATGTCGTTGCTCATAGTTGCACCTCCTTCGATATATCTAGCTCTAAATAGATGCGCTCTGACTCCTTTCCTGTGATCTTAAATAATTTCTTGTACAGGGCATGAGCGTTTGCTTCGGATGGATGCGTAGACGTATAGAGGCGAAGATATTTTTTCCCGGCCTGACGGGCTAGTTGAATTGCAAGCTGAAGCAGTTTTTTTCCAATGCCATTCCCACGAAAGCCTGAATCGACGCAGAACCAGGAAAGCCAACAGGCTTCGCTGCTATCATTGCGGTATGTATAAACTCCAACAGTACCGATAACCCGATTATTAGCATCCAATGCTACCCAGTCACTCAAAGAAGTGATTTGCCAACCGACTGAGAGTGCCCAGCGATAAAGAAATTGTGGATCAGAAACAGAGAAGAAAAGCCTTCGGCTCATCCATGGGTAGTGGGGAAAAGTTGCGTCAACCAACCGTTGCGCTGCGCAGAGGTTTTCTTGATTCAGGGGTCGAATCACGATGTCCAGGGGAACGCTCATGGCTGCACCCCCCCGGCCCGGCATGGCCTACAGGTGAGCAGCATCGTTCCTTCCGGAAACTCTGGCCCGGCTGGGCCGAGTGTGCAGCGGGGCGGATCGTACTGAGGCTCAGGAACAACGGGTTGAGCTAGCGCAGGCAGCGGAATAAGTGCCAGGGCAAGCAGCGCGGCGCGAAAGTCTTTGCTCACGACGCCATCTCCGCAACGGTGCGCTCAGCCAACCAATCCTCAACGACCGCCAGCGCCGCCGGTGGCACCAGGCGCGCACCGACGGGGTGCCAGCGCGTGTCATCCCAGCGGCCAGCCGGGAGCCAGGCGGCGCATTGGTCGAGCTGCTTGGTCATGCGCTTGCGGCGCACGAAGTTAACGACCCAGTAGCCGGGGCCCGGGTGGGCGGTGACGGTCAGGCCGATCGTGGGATCGGTGTAGAAGGTGTGGGGTTGGTCAGGCATGGGAGTTTGAGGGGGTGGTGGTGGGGTGAGTGGGATCAAAAGACTTCTCCTGGTGTTAGGGGGTTACTTGGAAAGGCCTAGTCTTTCCTGGATCCTTGTGACAGCAAAAGCGAGGGCGTCACGCTTAAATGATTCATCTATCTCCTCTCTTAAAGCTTTTTCAATCGCTTTCGTCTGTTCACCGACAACAGCTTTCA